GATATGTTTCCTTTGGTATTCCCATACAAGAAAACCACTGATGGATTTATTGGTTTAAATATGCATTACATTCCATATCAACCTCGAGTAATATTACTTCAGAGGCTTATGGATTTTGCAAATAATAAAAACATGGATGATACTACTAAACTTAAGTATAAGTGGAATTTGATTAATGGAGTATCAAGATTTAAATGGGCAGAACCTTGTATTAAACAGTATTTAAGTTCTCACACCCGTTCTACTTTAAGAAGAATTGCCCCTCAAGATTGGGTAACTGCAATGTTATTACCAGTAGAACAGTTTGTTGGAGCTAATAAAGCGAATATATGGAAAGACTCAGGATTTTAAATGGCAAAGCTAAATGACTTTATAGGATCAGTAAAAACAGAAGGTTTAATGAGAACTAATAAGTTCTCAGTTATGCTAACTGTTCCTCAAGCAGTATCTAAAGGTCCTTATACTACAGATCTACGTAAAGTATTACTATATTGCGATACTATTAATTTACCAGGTCAGTCAGTTGCAACTACTGAAGCTAAAACATTTGGTGAAATCCGAGAAATGCCTTACCAAAGATTGTTTGAACCGATTACTATGACATTCTTTGTTGATAATGCCATGACAGTAAAACTATTATTTGATTCATGGTTAGGAGCAATAGTTAATCCTCAATCAAGAAATATTAATTATTATAAGGACTATACTACTGACATGGTAATATCAGTCCATGATGTAAATGAAAAAATTCGTTATGAATTGAATGCTTATCAATGTTATCCAAAGAGCGTATCTGCAATTCAAATGGACTATGCTTCTAAAGATGTAATGAAATTGACAGTTACTATGGTAGTTAAGTATTGGCAATCTGGTTCCGCTGTACAAGTTACACAAGACAGCACACCACAAAAAATATCAAATACTTATTTTACAAACTTTAATAGTTTCCAACTTGGAGCTTAACAATTATAAAAGGTTTTAGGAGAGATTAATGGTACAACAGCATAAAAGGGGAGTAAGTGATAATGCTTACCAACATTTACAAGAAGCAGATACAAACGGCGACGGATATGTTAGCAGCCAAGAGTTAGCTATGTATTTAGAATTTAAACGCAGAGAACTTGAAGATCAAGATGCTCAACGTGATGCTATGCGTAAGATGACATGGTTCGCTCTATGGGGTATGTTACTCTATCCAGTAACTATTGTTATTGCTTCATGGTTAAACGTAGATGATGCAGCAACTATTATTGGTAATATTGCTCCTACATATTTTGTTGCTATCTCAGCTTTAGTTGCAGCATTCTTTGGTGCTAATGCATATTCATCATCAAAAAAGGCTGATGCGGCGCCGCAACAAATGCCAATGCCGGTGCCGCCAAGACCAAGTGCTCCAGCTCCTACTCCGCCAGCGCCGCCAAGCGTAGAGGATTATAGTGAGCCAGAAGCTCCAGCTGCAGATACAACAGTAAGAGCAACGCCAAAAAGAAAGATTATTTAATATAAGGTATTATTATGAAGTCTGATGAGAATTTATCAAAGATATTTGGTGTAGAACCAATCAAAACTGGAGAAGTTATAACAGCTGGAGGTGATGTGGTTCTACCTGAAACTAAAGGAATAGATGAAAATGTAGATCGTGACTACGATACAGCACGAAATAATCTACATAAATTATTAAATCAAGGACAGGATGCTTTATATCATGCACTAGAGATAGCTAAGCAATCTGAGCATCCAAGAGCATTTGAGGTTGTAGGTAATCTGATGAAACAATTAGCTGATACAAATGAACAGCTACTTAAATTATCAGAAAAGAAACAGAAGTTAGATACACCTAAAACTGCTGAGGCAGTTCCAGGTAAGCAAGTGACGAACAACAACGCTATATTTGTGGGGAGTACAAGCGAGTTGAGTAAGTTAATTAATAATATGAATAAAGGAGAATAGTATGGCATTACCAATGAATAGTACGCCGACGTATACACTTATAATTCCGTCGACTGAAGAGACTGTTAAATATAGACCGTTTTTAGTTAAAGAAGAGAAAGCTCTTTTAATAGCAAATCAATCAGAAGATCCAATCACTATGGTTGAAACACTAAAAACTGTAGTTCAAGATTGTATCGTTGATAAGATAGACGTTAATCGTTTAGCAACATTTGATTTAGAATATATTTTTACTCAGATTCGTGCTAAATCAGTCGGTGAAATTGTTGAATTAAATGCAAAATGTGAAACATGCACTGATGAAAAAGCCGTTGCTAGTGTTAAAGTTGATTTAACTACTTTACAAGTAGAAAAGAATCCAGATCATAATAAAAAAATAGATCTATTTGGAGATGTTGGTATTGTATTAAATTACCCAAATATAGATTTAATTAAAAGATTGGATGCTGTAGATGCAAATGATGTAGATCAGATTTTTGATATAGTTACAAATTGTATAGATTATGTTTATAATACTGATGAAGTATTTTATGCTAAAGATCAGACAAAGGAAGAACTTACAACATTCCTTAATAATCTAACTAGCGAACAGTTTATGAAAGTACAAAATTTCTTTGCTACTATGCCTAGACTCAAACATGAGATTAAATATACATGTCCAGTTTGCAGTAAAGAGCATGCTAAGGTATTAGAGGGCCTGCAAAGTTTTTTTTAATTAATCTCTCTCATGATTCACTTATGAATTTTTATAAAGTGAATTTTGCAATGATGCAGTATCATGGTTACACATTAGAAAGTTTAGAAAATATGATGCCTTTTGAGAGAGAAATTTACGTTGCTATGTTAATTCAATATTTAGAAGAAGAAAAGAAAAGAATAGATAGTCAGAGACAATAATGGCAAAATCACCGTTAACAGGCGAAGATATAAAACAAGGTCTAGATAAAGCTCTAGCATCTGGTACTATTAGTGCAGCACAGCACAAGAAGAGTCTTGCATCCTTACAAGGGGTTGGATTCTCCGCATCTGATCAAGGCGATCAGTTAAAGAAACAGAATAAAACTCTTGAAAAGGGTTTAAATGCTAAAACTGGTGATGGACTTAATAGTAATGTCATTAAACTATTTAAAGAAGTAAAGAAAAATAATGAATTAACTAAGTCTCAAATGAAGACAATCATTGAGCAAAATAATCAAAAGCGTGAATTTAAAACTATAGGTCAAAGAGTTCAAGGCAAGATAGAAAATGTTAAAGACTTCTTTACTCTTAGAGGATTCCTAGATAAAACTGGTATTTCAAAAAGAGGTTCTGGTGGAATGTTCTCTGAGTATTTAGATGCTAGAGAAGATCGTCAAAAATATGCAAAAGCAAGAGAAGCTGCTGGTGATCCAACATCTAGATTGTATGGAAAATCTGGCGCTAGTGCTATATTTCAGGCACAGCGTAAAGAACAACAAGATTTAACAAGACAAGCAAATCAAAATCAGCGTAAAATAGATGAATACAAACGCTTAGGTATTAGCGAATCTGTTATTGAAAAATCTCCCGAGTCTAAAGCGTTAGAAGTTATTGCTAAAAAATTAGCTAAAGTTGATCCTGCATTAAGACCACCTGGTTATAATCCAACAACTGGTAAAGTAAGTGAAACTGTACAAGATACATTTTTATCTCCAAAAGAAAAATCAGGATCTAAAAAGAATCAAGATGATAATAAATTTTTAGAAAAAGATCTAGAACAAGATAATTATCAAGACCAACAATTATCTACATTAAAAGAAATAGAAGAGAATACCCGCGGAGATGGTAAGAAAGCCAAAAAGGGCGGTGGTGGAGATGGTAAAGGTATATTCAGCGGATTACTAGGTGGATTAGGTAATGCTGGAGATAGCCTTAAAAAATTCGGTATTGGTATGATTGCCATGGCTGGCGCTTTATGGATTGCTAGTAAATCATTTAAAGCATTTGGCGATTTAGATTGGGGATCTATAGGTAAAGGCTTAGTAGTTTTAGGAGGAATGGTAGCTTCTGCATTATTACTAGACAAAGCAAAAGGGCAGATTCTTGGTGGTGCATTAGCTATAGGAGCTTTAGGTTTAGTTCTTTGGGGAATATCTGCGGCATTTAAAGAATTCTCATCACTTGATTGGGAAACTATTGGCAAAGGCTTTGCTGCAATTTCTGGTTTAGGAGTTATTGCTGCAATTGCAGGAAACGCTGCTCCATTATTATTGGTTGGTGCAGTTGCTCTTGGAGCAGTTGGATTAGCATTACTTCCATTTGCTAAGGCTATGCAGATGGCTGGACCAGCAATGATAGATTTTGCTGCAGGTTTAGAACGATTGCAAAATCTAGATGAAAAGAAATTATCTAAAGTAGGAACTGCACTTAAATCATTTAATGAATTCCCATGGTTAAGAGCTACAGCATTTGTTGCTGCAGGTGGTTCTATGAGAATGATAGATGGAAGTATGGTTTATAATGCTTCTAAATCAAATGCAGATCAAAAAGCAGCTAATGATGCAAATAAAGGAACTGCAAGCAACAATAATATAGTTAATGCTCCAACTACTATTAGTAAACAATCAACTAATAATCTACTTAAAACTAGTATAAGAGATGAAGATAGTTCTCTTAAATCATTCTATAAATCTAGATATTCAACATAAAAAAGGGAGCCGAAGCTCCCTTTCTTTTTAGTACTAATTAAGCTTCATCAGCTATCTTTTGAAAGAACGACATATCAAACTCTGAGTCATCATTAATCTCAGGAGCTTTTGCTACTGGAGCAGGAGCTGCTTGGTATGATGGAGCAGGAGCTGTAGTAAATGTCTTAGGTTCTACTATAGGCAATGGATCATTCATCATAGATTCTGCTGTTTGTACTTGAGCCGCTCCAGAAAGAACTGAATCTAATTTTGCTTTTAACTCTTCGTAAGACTTAAAGTTCTTACGATCTAAGAATTCAGATAATTTATATTGTTTGTTAACAATAGCAAGAATCTGTTCATCGCTTGGAGCAACTGGAACTGGTTCAGTAAATGTTGATTCATCGTAGTTAGGATAACCTTCAACTTTACGCATACGTAATTTAAAGTTTGCACCTTCCCATAAATCAAATACATTAACTGGTTTTTCATCTTCAAATGTAGGTTTAGCTTTATTCATGATCTTATCAAAGATCTTTTTACCAAACTTGAATAGTTTAACTTGACCTTCATTTTCTGGATGTTTTGGATCTGAAACAACTAAGATATTTGCATAGAAATGTAAACGACGTTTTTGTTTACGTGCAATCTCTTTGTTTGCTTCTGAACCTGAATTCCATAATTGACTATTAAGTTCGCCAACTGGATCGTTCTCACCTAATGTTGATAATGAGTTTTCGATATACCAGCGACCTGTAGGACCTTGGAATCCATGTGAGAAGATTTTTACCCATGGTAATTCATCACCTTCTACTCTTGGTAGAAAACGAATAACTGCAGTACCGTTACCTGCTTTATCTGCTTCTAGTTTCCAGAAGCGATCGTCTTCGAATGATTTTGAATCTTGACCTGGATTAGCGATTTTGTCGAATGCTGAAGCAATTTTGCCAAAATCTTGATTGCGCTGCGCGCGGAGTGTATTTAAATCCATCGTATTTTCCTCGTATTAAAAGTATGTTAGTATTAAATGTGTATAGGATATAACTTCTATCCATTTTTATTTATACATCCCACATTAAAGAATGTTTAAATTCTGAAAATATTTTTTTAATCTTTTCTGCATCATACTTGATAAAGCCTCTTAGTTTTTCAACTCTTCTTAGGTCATCTTCCAACATTATTGCCTTAGAGTCTGCTTTCCAATTAGTTATAATATTTTGTTCTGTATTAATCATGTGTAAAGTTTCAATTGAAAC